TATCGGATAGGATTTTGCGTTTCAAATCGTTTTCAGCCATTCAGTATCAAAAAATTATGACATACAATTTTGTTGATTCAGAAAATGTTATTAAATTTGCGGTGTCAGCAATGACCGTCAGGGCTCCGTTCCCTTGTTAGAGGTGTAGGGTTTCAACTGCTCCCTCGGTAAAGGCCGCGTAAGCGGCTTTTATTTTTTAGCTCCATACTGTTTCATTAGTTCGGGAATGAAATTCTTACTCAATGCCCATTTACGAAAAACACTTATTTGTCGATGTCCCTTTAATATCATAACCTCCTCAGCACTTTCATTGGTTTCAAAATAACTCTTAATATCATGAGCCAAAGAGCGAGCATTATATGTTACCGCCATATTTAAAATTACGCGGTTTGTTTGCCCGATGCTTTCAGTTAAACGATTACCCACAGAGGCTTCACCCATGATTGTCTTAATATCGTAGGCAGCAATATAATTGCGACCGGATAGTATGACATCCGGAGTTCTTAATCCTTTAGGATTCGGCAACAAATAAACATCATAACCTTTTTCTACGCATTTGTCGGCACATGATATGAGCCTGTCATAATCCGGATCAGAATCTCCAACGCTTGCCATTACACCCTTATGACCATCAACTTTTTTAAAAGTGCGTTCAAGAATAATTTCTCTGAGTCGGCGTAATTTTTCAGAGCCTTTCAACTCGATAAGTCCTTGCAATTTGCACAGCATATCGCGTTCTGAATGGCAATCGGCGAGATATTGGATACCTTTACAAGCCTTACACTTTGCAGAATTCGGATTGTATGCAAAGTTGAGATGATTGCCACAATCGCCACAACCGCGAGGAAGATACGGATGCTTCGGGGGGAAGATTTTCATCTCCTTGCCTGGATTGAAGCGGAACATCTGCTGCTTCGGCTCGGAAGTACACTGACGACCGTTTTCAATAGCCCGTTGCGAATCCGACAAAGCATAATCATCGCGAAGAACCTGCACAGTCTGACATCTACAGTTCCAGCCATTCGGGGGAAGAAATTCATTCCAGAAGGGGTCGGAAGGAGGCAAGGTAGTGCCATCGAGACGGGCATGAGCTTCGCGCACACGGTCATCGCCGGCAGTGCGGTACTGCAGATAATATTCATCGCCATCCTTAACAAAGTCGTTCCACTTGACAGCCATCTGTGATGCATGAATAGCGTGGTTGTATTCGGCATAGAGATACGAGCCATTATAGCGCGAGTTTATAGCCTCGACATCCTCGCGAAACTCCTTAAAGGGCTTCACGGATCCATCACGACGAGTAAGAGAAAGCCCCACTTCCGAAAGTTGGTGATACGTTTTAAATCCGGAGAATACGAACGCATTATTTTCGAGTGCGGATGTCAGTTCCGGCGGAGTTTCCGTGCGGATAGATGTTTGCACCGCTTGGTCGATAGCATTGTAAGTTTCCTCAATCAGGTCGGCAATCTCAGGGTCAGCAAGCATCTCCGGGGTGAAGCCGTTTTTATTGAATATGTGGCGCACAGCGCGGTCAAACACAGCACGGTCGAACGGGATTGATTGCGACTGATCAGCGGCAAAGTTAAGGGAAGTGGGGGCGTAAAGGTGGGTTATAGCCCGATGAAAGGAGGCGTAACGAGAGCGCAGCGCATTTTTAGCTTGCTCCGGCTTATTCTCCTCCTTGCCCCCTACTCGAAAAAACCTTCACCGGATTGCTTAACGCCGGTAATATCAATTTTATATTTGTCGCGGAAGTATGCCGGGTCAATATCGTAGTATTGGAGAAGCATACGCTCGAGTTCGCGCTGCTCAGCCGGAGAATAAGAGGCGGCATCATCCCATGAGAATGAACGCCCTTTTAAGTCGAACCCGTGGCGGATCATCAGAGGGATAAGGCGGTCGTTGATGACATATTCGAGCAGCAGCGCATCAGCAGTGCAGACATTTTCAAACACCTCGAGGTGAGTTTCGGACTGCGATAGAGAGCTGCCGGAATCAATCGTCATAGTTTGGTTAAGAATTCCCTTGGAGATTTCCGAGTTCGCGCGGTCGATACGTTTGTCATAAACGTTGTAGGCATCGCCACGGGCAGTCTCCTTAATTTCGATTTCCGTGCCATTAGGGATGCACGCCCAGCCATTTGCGCCCATCGACTGCAACATATTTTCCAGCAACAGACGGTCGGCAGGGTTCTGCGTGTCGGTTCTGCCGACAACCATAGGCATACCGAACACCTCGCCGAAAATATCCCAATATGCAGTGACATTCTTCTTGGCGATAGCGTGAGGGGCACATTTGAGCAGCAGTCCGAGGTCGTAAGGCTTGCCGACCTCGATGCACCAATCAGCCAAGGCACCCTCACGGTAAGAGATACCGGACTCCCAAACATCGAACACATTGCGCAGGATAACACCATGCTCCGGGCATACGTGACGACGCGGAACGAGTTCCACATCGGAGAACTTGCGCACGCCGTTGGCATCGGTGATCACATCGCCTAACTGGATGAGCGAGTGTCCCCAGAAACGAGATTCGAGGGCATAGAACAGAAAGTCGTAGAACCATTGCGATTCAAACGTTTTCTGAGCATCTTCATCCTCCATGCCGTCATCTTTGCGGATAACAAACTTTTTAAGCAGAGTTTTACCCATACGCTGCGAGATACAGCCGGTGAGGTGAAGGTCGATGAGCGTGTCGCGATAAATATCATAAAGCGGAGCGCGGCGAGGATTCTCGACGCTGATAGCGATCTGATGAGCGCGACGCCAATGACCAACGTCCTGCTTGGTGAGGGTTTGAGTATGTTGATCGAGCAGCATGATCAGCGACTTACGCTTCTTCATGTCGCCACCGTTATTTTCATTATTTTCCTTGGCAGCAAGGCGGAGAGATTCGATAGTAATCTGCCCGGTGACTGCGCCGGCTTCTTTATTATGTTCCATTCAAACAGTGGTTAAACAGTGGTTAATAATCATACTTTTGGCGTTTCATAGATCCGAATCGGAGAGAGTCGCCACGGGACGCGCCATCGGCGTCAGTGTCGTACTGAGGCAAGTCCATAACCAGGGCACCCTTCTGGACGTCGCGCAGACGAGCGATGGCGTTGTCGTACAAAGTCTCGCGCGTATCATTGCCGAGGAATTGAGGGAGCCACATACCAAGGTAATACAGAGCGATAGAGACGACGAACTGCACGAGCAGCGGGTTGCGGTCGTTGCCGGATAAAGCAAACGCCTTGTCGATATCGTAGCGAGAGCGGATATAACCGGCAACCTCCTCCATAGCCGTCCGTTCGGCACGTTGACGGATCTCCACAGAGGATTGAGTAATTATTTCGAGGTCGGCGGGATTGGTTACCACGCCGTAATCTTCAACGGATAGGAACATTGTCAACGTGTTTTATAAAGAGCGACGCGCGCTATGTCGCGAGCAGTCACGCCGGGCTTGTAAGTGCCGGTGGCAGCGAGGTGCTGAATGTGACGTTTTGAGACGACCATGGGGCGACCGCAAAGGTTAATGACAAAGAACTTTCTTGAATAGCGATTGCGAAGGCGGTCAGCCTTCTTAATGGCACGGCGGAGGCGAAGTTCAAAAAGCCACGCCTTAAAGAATTTAGATATAGTTACCATATATTTTGTGGAGTTTTACGGCGACCGAACGAAGGGAGTTGGCGCAGCGTTCGACCGCGACGTTGTAAGATATAGATTGCGCCCTCGTCGGCATCCGGGGCATCATCGTGACCGGACATGCCCTTTTCAAAAGAGAGCGTTTGGTCGATACCGGCCAACATATCGGGGTCGTTTCTCATTTTCTCGTTATAGAGGACGCAGCCACGTTCCCAGAGCGGAGAAATAGCTTCGATACGTTGGAATTTATCCGGTTTCTTGCGATGGTCGGCTCTGATGGGGAGCTGATAACCGCGGATTCTGCCTTCGCGCGAGAATTCATCGAGGAGAATATCCTGCAAGAAATTAGCCTCGATATAATAGTTGCAAACAGCACCGGCAGCGGTGACACGTTCGTAAAGGTCGTAGAACCATCGCACCATTTCGCCGACAGAACATTGGCGGACGAAGGCTGCTATATGATGGAGCTGCGAGCCGGTAGAGCCCCACAATTTAATCGCTTTATAGTCATTCTTAGATGACGACTTGAACGAGGGGTCGCAATAGCAGACAAGCTCGTCGTAGCGGTTAAGTGGGAGGATTTTGCCCCAACGGATCCATTCATTACGGAATACCGCACCCTCGGTGATCGGGTTATTCATCATCTCGCGTTGGAAAGAGATATAACCCATGAATTGTGCCTGGGCTTGCACCTCCTCGAGCGACCACTTAGCAGCCCATGAAGGCTGACCATTGCGGTCGAGTGCGTTGACCTCGGAGACAACCACGCCATCGGAGGCGATGAAATTAGCGAGGACAGAGTTCTTGCCGATGAGGTTCCCGACCATAATGAAACGACCACGACCGCCATCGAGGGCACCGAATAGAGCTTCCTTCAGCCATTTAGTGAGGCGGCCGACTCGGTCGGGATTGTTGACGAGTTCATCATCATCGAGGTCGTCGATAACGATATAGTCAGGACGGTGAGAACGATAGCGCAAGCCACGCGGCGACTGCCCACGACCGCGAGCGAAGAACGCGCAGCCATCGGCGGTTACGAATTCCCCATCCATCCACGAGCCGTCGCATTTTTGGACGCCGAAGTCGGCAATGTAACGCTGATTAAATTCGAGTTCTGCCTGGATGTCACCAAGGAGAGTTTGCGCGTTATCCTGCGACTTACCGACAAGCACCATCACATTTAATTCACGAAGGGCAGGATTGTCGAAACCTTGCGCCTTCAGGAAAAGCGGGATAAAGATGTCGAAGTGAGTTGACTTGGCATGACCGCGCGCCCACTTAGCGGCGAAACGGATATTGCGCGAACGGCGAATAGTGTTTGCAGCTTTGATGTGGAACGGAGCGCACGGGGTGTGCTTGCCGGTAGCCGGGTCGGTTGTGTAATGAGGGAAATAGTAATCAACAAAGGCAGCGTAGTCCTTAATAAGACGCCGGACACGCGAGGCTCGTTGCGCAGGAGATTCAGAGCGGTCGACGACAGACTGCGCTTGGACAGTCTCGCACCACTTACTCCAATTGGTATAAGCCTCTTTTGTTGATTGAGCGTTAGCAGCCATGATTTACTTTTTGTAAGAGGAGAAAAGTTCGGTGATGAACTTATTCTGATACTTGTTGACTTTCTTACGGAATTCGATAGTGATTTCGGGATCGGTCTCGGCTTGATATTCGAGCCAACGTCCGAACGCGATAAAGCAGTCGACATAATCGACCACAGATGATTCCTTGTCGAGTTTGGAAATAGTAGATGATAGTTTAGCCAACTGGTCAGCGATACGGCTTGAGGAGTTGACATCGGAACATTCGCCGAGCTTTTCGGCGAGAGCATTGACCGAACGGAGGACGTTGTTGACAACCTCCTTACGGGTGAGCGTCTGAGCAGTACGTTTCTCAGCCCAACAGCCATCCTTTACCCAGCGGGAGATGGTGTTGACCGATACGCCGATTTTATCAGCAATGGCGTTCTGCGCCATGTTTTGCATAAAAAGAGCTTCGGCGAACTCTTTCTTGTCAGTTGAAACTTTGTTTGCCATTCATATAATGTGTGGTAAAAGTGAATTTTACTTGTAAAAGCATTGCAAAATTGGCCAAAAGCGGGGGCGGATAAAAATAGAGTGTAAATTCTTTACACTCCGTTTGATGAGGCGGATATCAAGTGGCAATTTTGCATCGCGAACCACTCCGAGAGAGGTTGGTAGAAATAAAAATCGCGAGATGGAGCACCGGTAGCTCGCCGGGTTCATTCCCCGGAGGTAGCGGGTTCGATTCCCGCTCTCGCCACAAACCCCTATGCGACCCGTTGGCAGGGTTGCGGTCGAACGCGCTGCACCCTGCCAACATTTTTAAAATCATAAGCAATGCCTAAAGAAGCAATAATTACATCAAACCGCCTCAACAGCTACGGAACGCGAGTGCTGACTGAGGGATTAAACATGGAGCAATACAGCAAGAACCCGGTTCTGCTGTATATGCACAACCGCGATAAGATGCCGATTGGCATCATCGAGAATCTGCGAGTAGATGGTGATATCGTCTATGGCACACCGAAGTTTGACGGCGACACCGAGGAGGAGAAAATCATCGCGCAGAAATGGGAACGTGGCACACTTAGAATGCTGAGCGCCGG